AAGCAGCAACGCTCCAATGTGGCATTGCCTCGCACTATGGCATTGGCGATGGCTATCACGGTCAACGAGCAGCAAATGGCTCTCGCTTTGATGCCTACGCACTCACTGCTGCCCACCCATGGCTTCCATTCGGCACGCAATTGCGTGTGAAGAATCGTAACAATGGAAAGTCAGTGACAGTGACAATCACGGACAGAGGCCCATACTACGGAGGCCGCATTCTGGACCTGTCCTACGGCAGCTTCTCTCGCATTGCTTCTCCTTCCCAAGGCGAAGCGTCCATCTGCATTTCAAAGCTATGAAAGACGCAGCTTCATTCCTGCTGGTGAGCCTCATCTTTGGACTAGGCGCCTTTGCCATTGCAGCTTCCCCTAACGTGCTGCCCAACAAGGAAGGCCTGGAGAAGTGCATGCTCCTGCATCCTGAGCGCTACTGCCGCATTGCCAACGGCTTCCCCGTGCCAAGGCTTGACAGCCCCGCTCAACTGAGCCTATAGTTCCTTCGGTCGATGGGAAAGGAGCTTCACAAGAGGCTCCCCCTTTCTTCCTCTTCCATACTCCCCCTGGCGACAGGCTCCTCATGGACAAAACCTCCCGCATTAAACAGTTCATCTTCAATGCTGGTCACAGCATTGTTTCAGTGGAATTCGTTAAGGCAGACGGTTCCCTGCGCAAGCTTCAATTTAATCCTTGGGACACCAAGGAAATCAAAGGAACGGGCACGGCAATCAAAAAGCCAAGCATTGTTCGTTGTCGTGATTTCTCCATTGCTCGCAAAGAAGGGCAAGGTGCCTGGCGCTCGTTTGATTGCGAGCGCGTGACAAGCATCAAAGCCAACGGTCAAACCCTCGTCTTCTGAATTTACCAATCATGAACTCAGCTCGCACAATTTCACGGCATCGCACTAAGGCTATTTTTAAAACTTGGAAACTTGTAGGCGAAGAACTAGTGTTAAAGCGTGAGCAGTGGAGGCGAGTAGATTTTGGTCGATGCAATTCTTCCGCTGATATTCTTGACTGGATTTTTCACTACCACACCAAAAACTTGACCCAAGAAGAAATGTGCGAACTTTTGTACGCCATTCAGGTTATCTTGCATCCTTGTAAGAACTATTGCAGCAGTGGCATGGATAAGCGAGCTTCTGGACTAGCCTTGCTCAAGGAATACAAACAGGCCGGAAGCGACTTAACGAATGTTTGTGCTCGCCCCGAATAAGATTATGTCTCTCACCAAAACGCAACAAGCCATTGCCAAAATGGTTTCTGACAATGCCAAGCATAAATGGCAAGACTATAGTTCCGATGATCGTTCTTCTGCTCGCTCTTTTATTCTTTCCCGCGTTAATAAGCCCGCTTATAAAAGCAAGAAAGACTTGCTAATCACGCTTGCAGATGCTTTGCAAGATGATATTTGGAAAGTGCTTTAATGGCTCTCAAGGACAATAGACGAGAATTGTTTGCGCTTATTAAAAAGCATGGCTTTGTTTTGCATAGACAAACAAAGCATTATGTTTTTAAGCATTCTTCTGGCAAAATGCTTGTCTGCAGCAAAAGCACGACAGACAGGCATAGCCTGAAGAACGTTGAGCGCGACATCAAGCGACTTTTGTCTTTGTAAAGCTTTGTGACAAAGGGGCCATCAGGCCCCTTTCTTTTGTATTGTTCCCTTGTTCGCGCCCAAACCATGACCACCATCCCCACCATCACCCTCAACGGCACTGGCGGCAAAACCCTCTGGAAGGAATACCACGCCGCTTACAAGGCTATTGGTTCCGCCATCGACACGCTCTGTGAAGCCACGTGCAATGGGCGAGATTTCAACGATTGGGAAACGTTCTACAAAGCTCGTGATGAAAGAACAGAAGCCCTTGAAAAGCTTCGCGCCACCAAGAGCTACGTGGAAGAAATTCTGATGGGCATCATGGCCCAGCAAGGCTAAGTAGTGGAGCTGGGCTAGGCTTCACGAGGCCTAGCCCTCACAGCGTGCTCCGTCGCTGGTAACGCCTCAATGAAGAAATCATTGGGAACACAAATACTACTATGCCTTTCCCCATTGGAACCCTCGTCGATCTTTATGATTCAGGCTTTCAACAATGGAGAGGCGAATATACAGTGGTAAAGATCACTGACACTGGCCTGCATAAAATCAAAAATACAAAAACCAATAGCCAACAATTTGTTAAAGAAAAAGCTCTGCGCATTGGTAGGCTTGGGCCGTTCTCAATAAAGAGTCTCTATTGAGAACATTACGAAATGTAACAGGCCTCGACGCAGGCCCCATCATGCTGTATTGTTCTCTGCATGGGTGGCGACGCCCTTCCTTCGCTTTCCTTCCATGGCAATCATCAACCATTCTGTCGAGCGGCTCACCGGCCCTGGCTACTGGACTAAGTTCGAGGGCCTTGAGCGAATCAAGGTGACCATCACTGTGCCCAACTGGCACCAACCTTTCCCCACTCAGCAAAGAGCTGGCGCTCCCAATCCTCGCTCCCTTGAGCTGATTGGCCTCCTGCACGTTTGCCAGAGCTGGTATTTCAATGGTCCCGTGATGGATCAATGGACCATTAGCACGCTCTCTGGCCCCGTCAAAGTGCCTGCTGGCACCCGCATTGTTTCTGAGCCCGTGCCTGAGAAGTGGGCAGCATGGGAACAGGAGGCCAGCGAAGGCAAAAAGCAGTGGTGGGCCTATTCAGGCGGTCGCACAGCCTTCTGTTAAGCATTGTTGCAAAGGGGCGGCAACGCCCCGCTTCTCTTCTATTGTTCCTTTGTTCGCAACAAGGCCATGCACGAAACCATTTTCACCATCTACACCACCGACCTCGACACTGGTATTCCTGTCTACCAGTGCGAAACCACCAACGAAGAGCTGGCTCAAGACGAAGTGGACCGCATCAATGGCAGCATGGGCTTAGCAGGCCGCCCCTGCACCGCTTACTACACTCCCTGAGAATCATGCACCGCCCCTACGAAGGCCACAGAGACTCTCCTTACCTCGCCAAGCTTGAAGCTGATCGCCAGGCCCAGCACAGTGGCTACGGCGTTCGCTCCTATCTTTGCGCTGATGGCTCCACAAAATGGGAAGCCTATGGATGGGAACGCATCACAGAATTGCAGCTTCACGACACTTCCTACGGCTTGTTTGACCACAAGTGGCAAGCTGAACAATATTTCAACAATTGCATTAACGGTTGATCATGCCTTCCCCTTCCTTCGCTTTCCCCACAGTGGTAACCATCAAAACGTACCAAGACAACGGCTACTATTTCCCTCCCACCAAGGGCTCCTATCAAGCAGCCACGCTCCAGCAGCTCATCTTCCACGTCAGACAAGCAATGGAGGATAGAGAAGACGTGGTGGCCATCTACGGGCCTGACGGCTCTTGCAAGGGCATCTGGAACCGCGAGTTGGAAGGCCATGTGGATAGCGCTGGTGATACCATCGTCGATCACGAAGGCTACGAGCTGCTACGCCTTGGTACCAAGGAGAAATGGATGTGGCACCACCTCCAGGAGCTTGTGGCTTGATCCAGGCATTGTTTCGTTTTGTTAACGAGGGGGCTCCAGCCCCCTTTCTGCTGTATTGTTAGTCCATCAAGGCGCGAGCCTCTCCTCTGCTTCCCCACCATGGAATTCCTTGTTAACGCTGGCGGCATCCTCATCAAGCACGATGAAGAGCAGCTCATTTCCCTCATCGCTAAATTCATCAACGAAGGCAAGCCTGGTTCTGGCTTCTTCATTAAAGACGTTGCTTGCATTGCTAAGCATGAAGATGGCCAAATGATGATGGGCCGCAAAACGGAAACTCTCAGCCGCCTTTTCAACAAAACCAGCGACGATATTATGCACACAGTTAAGCGCTGGGCTTCTGAGGCTATTTGAACTAGCAAGGGGCGCCCCAAGCGCCCCGCTCTCCCCTCCTTAAAACCATGCAAAACACTATTAACATTCTTGCAATTAGCAAGAAAGGCAAAAGCCGCATTGGCACTAAGCTCACCACGGGCATTGTTGAGCAGGATCACCACGACAAACTGTTCGTAGTGTTTCCTGAACTATATCAATGTCGAAGCGGTGTTGCACACCGTGAGCTTGTGCAGCAAGCTCTTTGGATAAAGAAAGACAACGATCCTGATTTTCGCATTATTGAGGATAATTGACCATGGGAACAAATTATTATCTTCATGCTCCAAAATGCTTTCATTGTGGCAAAGAAGAAGAGCCTCCCATTCATCTTGGTAAAAGCTCATGGGGCTGGTGCTTCAGCCTTCGTGTGATGCCAGAGGAAGGCATTTGCAATTGGCAAAACATTCAACAACTTATTGAAGACAAGCTATGCGAAGAATGGTGCATAAAAAATGAATATGACGAACAAATTAGCCTCGTTGATTTCATTAAAACCGTCACTAAACGCAGTGGCTCTCTTCGTCGACACGATATTGATCATTGGCATTGTATTGGCCATGGCGAAGGCACTTATGACTATATCATCGGAGAATTCTCATGATCCTTATTGATTTCTTCGATGCTGAATGCTGCAAAGGTACTGAACTTACAGAAGGCTGGTATTGGTACAGCGATGATGATGAGAATGGCGTGGGAGGGCCTTATGAAAGCGAAGAAGCTGCTGTTAAAGCAGCTTTTGATGGACATGGCTGGTAAAGCAAAAGCCGGGCTTCAAGGCCCGGCTGATCTCCTATCTTGGGCACGGCTAGATGCGTATCAGGAAAAATTGGAACCGGCCAGAGGCGTATCTTGGGTCCGGCTGGGGGCGTATCTTGGGAAAATTTTAAAATTTTATCGTGATGAAATCATAAAATCGTATCACGCTACCGTTATATTCTCCAATCGTGATATCATCATATCGTTGTATGACGCTTCCCGCATAGTAGTACAGGCGTACTATATAAGCTGGCCTTATATGACAGATAAGCTGAGCTTATGTTACAAAATGTTACAAAAGCTTGCATGCAGAATCGTGATATAACAATACCGTGATTTCGTGATGATGGGCACAACAATATAACGCTTTCGTTGTTTGTATTATCACGCTTTCGTTGTTTGTGCCCTTGCGATATCACGATACCGTTGCGGCCTGGAATGTTACGAAATATTGCGCAGCTTGTTTGCTTGGCGGCTGCCATGGTACGCGCGTGCGCGTTCTTCTCTTTACTGGCGAACATGGTTCAGCTTGTGGGAGCCCGTACCATCTCACCACTAGTGGCGTCAAGGCAACGGCTCGCCAGGGTGGCCGCTTTGCTAGGTGGCCACATTTGCGGGCCGTTGCGCAGTTTGCCGATGGTATGCTTTGCCTATCGGACGGAAGCGATTCCGCCGACCCCTCTCAAACATTCCGAACCATGGCCGCCCTTTCTATTTCTGCCAAGCTTGCCGCGCTGTTTGGCGGTTCTCTCCTCGCGCTGTTTGTCGCCGGTTTGGCGGTTGAGGATCAGCGCCATTTCGTAGCCTGCCGCGCTAGTGGCGCAAGCGCCGATGCTTGCCTGCTGCAAATCAACGGGCGTTAATTCTCTCAAACATTCCGCAAACATTCTCACAAACAAACATCATGACTTCCTTTACTTGTTCTAATTCTCGTTTCGGCGTTATGGCTGGCGATGCTCAGATGATCGAACTACCCGATGGATCGTATCTTGAAATCGATTGTCGAGACGACGACGCCTGCATCGTGACCCGATGGCTGGACGGCGACGTTCACGGTTCGATGTTCTTCAGTCTCGACTGATTCTCTCAAACATTCTGCAAACATTCTTAAACAAACAATGCCTGCTCTGATCAATTCTCGCGCCAAACTGCCCACTGATTTAGCTTCCATGGCCAAACAATA